AGCGTGGAGAGATGTAACTCCTGATGAATGGATAGAATTCCAGAAGAAAAGGCGCGCCGCTTTAATTGAGAACGCTGATGAGCCTAATGAATTCTTGCTTCAAATCATGCGAGATCAAACAAAAGATGCCGTAATTAGAAGCAATGGCACACATTTTGTAAGAATAGAAAAAGCGGCGGCTGGCATTGAGCCTGCAAAGATAGATGCTTTTCTACAAAGCGTTGATGAAACCTTAGATAAATTGCCTGAATGGAGAAGGCTTACACCTACTGGTGAAGTGCGCCCGTACACAATGGTTTTAGGTCCTGTTAGCGGCAGGGCAAGCGCATATACCTACACAGGACATGACACTATATTTTTCAGCGCCAAAGATGTTAATTCCATTTTTGATGCGCCTAAAGATTACAAAGGCTGGTTTATGCCATCAGCAAATGTAACTAATGAAAACCTTTACACAATCGCACATGAATTAGGGCATACAACAGACACATGGATACACTCAGATAAACGCGGTAGATTTATTGGCAGTGTGCGCAGAAAATACCCTGATGCGTTTTCTAGGTACAGCAAAACAGACTCAGAAGAAGCGTATGCTGAATTGTTTGCTGAATGGTTAATAGGCGATAAAACTAACCCTGCGGTAGCGGCGGTGGCTGATCGTTTTGGTTGGAATTTAACAGCCCAGGAATACTATGACTCATTTGGCAGTATGGGAACGGCGTGGAAACCTAGAAGAATATGGACCGATTAAGGGGGAAACATGGAGATAGGTGAAAAGTTAGATGTAGTTTTGGACTGGAATGATTACGCCACTATGCCCAAATTTGAATTACAGCAACGGGCAATCTTTGGTGATAAGAAGGCTGAGAAGATTTACTTTGAGCGTTACGGCAACAAGAAAGTTGATACAGTTGGTGGTAAGGCTTTGGACATATCGCAAATCCGCGTGGAATGGATAGAGGAATAACATGGCAGTAGATCATCTCAATGTAACCGTAAGAACAACAGCAACACCTATTGTTCAACTTCCATCAGGACTGCCATACACAGCAGTGCAGATCTGCAACGGTGACTCAGCAAGCATCTTTATTGGTGATGAAACTATTGCTGTTTCAGGCGCTACAAAAGGAACAGTAATTACTGCTGGTTCCGTATTTACTATCTGGCTACACGCTGGTGATGTTCTTTACGGTATCTCAGCCGCAGGTACAGCCGCAGGCGCAGTTACCGCAGTCTATTCAGGCATCTAAGGAGAACTATGAGCAACCTAACCACATCATTTTTTGGCATTGAAAAGTCAGATAAGAACGCTGACGGCACATTAACCGTTTATGGCAAAGCAACAGATGATGCTTTGGACATTGATAAGCAGATTTGTGATGGTGATTGGTTAGATCGCGCCATGCCACACTGGTTCAAATCAGGTGGAAATATCCGTGAACAGCACAGCAACATTGCCGCAGGCGTAGCAAAAGAGTATGAATTAAAGTCTGACGGTCATTACATCACTGCTTTGGTAGTAGATCCAGTAAGCGTTAAGAAGGTTGAGAACGGCGTACTTAAAGGTTTTTCAATCGGTATTAAGAACCCACGCGTAATTCAGGACAGCAAAGCGGCTAATGGTCGCATTGTAGATGGTCAGATTGTTGAAGTATCGCTAGTGGATCGCCCTGCTAACCCTAATTGCCAGTTGGTTTTGGCTAAGTCAGCATCAGGAGATGAAACCATTGTGCAGGTTGAAGAACTAATTGAAACTGAAGAAGTAGTAACAGATAATGTTCTACAATCTGATGACATTACAGAAAAGGAAACGCCCGTGGAAAAAGCAGTAAAAGTTTCAGTACCTAAGTCCATTGTTGGCGATCTTTTGAAGTTTGATAAGACCCAGTTTGAAGCGGCGCGTGATGCGTTGGCTAATCTCATTGCTGTTGAAGCAGGAGAAATCAAAGAAGGTCACAATGAACTCATGTCAATCTCACATCTCCTTGAAGCCGTGGCACATCTTCACGCCTGGTATGAAGGTGAAGAAGCAGAAGGGGAAGTTATGGAAGAAGAAACAATTATTGAGCGCGCCGCAGATGCAGAAGATACTGCTGATGCAAAAAAGATGTGCGACAAGTGCAATAAGTCTTACAAGATGTGCAAGTGTGAAAAGGGTGCTGAACCAGATCCAGTTCCTTCAGAAGAAACATACGCAACTCTTAAAGACACAACAATGGTTCCAACAACAGAAGCACCTAAGTCTGCTGAAGTTGATGTACTAGAAGTTGCAGATGTAGAACCAGAAGCACCTGTAACAGAAGAAGCACCAGTAGTAGAGGAAACTCCTGCTGATGCACCTAAAGTTTCTGCTGAAGATATTTCAACAGAAGAAGTAGAAGCCATAGTAGAGCAGGCAGTAAAGAGCGCAACTGCTTCCATCAAATCAGAGATTGCATCTTTAGTATCCGCAAAAGAGGCGGCACTAGAGAAGGCAGTGAAGTTGGAAGAAGAATTGGCTATTGCTAAATCTCTCGCAGTGGCAGGTGGACCAAAGCGAACAGCATCACCAATCTCATCTGAGCCTAATGATCTGTTAGTTAAAGCCGCTTCCTACAAAGCGAAAGCAAACGCAACAACTGATCCAATCCTTGCTAAAGGCTACAAGCAACTTGCAGAAGAATACTTTGCAAAAGCAGATGCCCTTAACAAGTAAACCCAACTAACAAAGGAAAAACATGACATTTTCAGCACCTAAAGTTGCTGACTTGTTCTCTGATGCAACCCCAAAGGAAGCCGCAGAACTTATGGAGTCATTTACCACTGAACTTGGTAAGTCACTTTCTAATGCTTCTTCAGTTCCAGGGCAAGCACCAGTAGCAGATCCAACAGCCGCACTAGAAGCGCTTGTTGCTAACAAGTCACTTACAGCAGATGTATCAGCAGGACTTCAGAACGCACTTGCGGCACAGCGCCTAGCAATGCAGGATATTCAGAAGGACATTACGCTAACATCTCCACTTTCTACATCATTTGCGGCATTTGATCTTGAAGCGCCAGCAAAGATGCTTACACCACGCCCTACACCACTCCGTAACCGTATCCCACGCAAGAAGGGTGTTGGCACAAGCCACCGCCAGAAGCAAATTCTTGGTTACACAGGTACAGGAACAGGTGGAGTTGGAAACACATGGCCTGGTATCACACAGGACACAACAACAACATTTGGCGCTATCAACTATGAGCGCGGTCCAAAGATTTCTTACGCCGCACAGGATCTAATCCTTCCTTACAACTCATACTCACTATCTGACAGCGTTACATTTGATGCTAACTTCTCAGGTCTTGGCTACCAGGATCTACGCCAGTTGTCATCAACATCAACACTTTACGCAACAATGCTTATGGAAGAACGCATGATGCTTATGGCTCGCGGAACTGCATCTGGTTACTCAAACGCACTTTCAGCACCAACATTCACACTTGCATCTCCAGTAGCCGCAACAGGTCAGACAGCACTTGCCGCAACAACCTACTATGTGAATGTCACTGCTGATGCAGGTATTTCAGGTAACGGTTTTGGTGAGTCAATTCTAGGAACTGAAGCAAACACAGCAGTTGCATCAGGTGATGTTCTTACAATCACCGTTGCATCACCAGTTACAGGTGCACTTGGTTACAACATCTATGTTGGAACAGCAACAGGCGCGGCTAACTTGAAGTACCAGGGAACACTAAAGGGAACTGGCACATTCACAATTCAGGGTGCTGGCACTCAGGGTCTTACAGGCAACAACGCCGCACTTACAACAACAGGAGCCGCCGCATCACGCGCATCAGCAGATACTTCTGCTTACGCAACTGGTTATGACGGAATTCTTGCAACAGTTCTTGGACCAAACACAGGTTTCAATAACGCAATCAACTCAACATTCAGCACTTCAAACCCAGGTGGAGAATTCCAAACTGCGTTTGCGGCTATGTACCAGAATGTTAAGGCTGATCCAGATGTTGTTCTTCTTAACGGTAATGATCGTAAGCAACTTTCTGATGCAATTAAGTCAGGTTCTAACGCTAACTACCGCTTGGTTATCAACAACCCAGGTGAAGATGGCACAACATACGGTTCTGTTGTTACAGGACTTCAGAATGAAGTTACAGGAAAGTCTGTTGATCTCATGGTTCACCCGTGGCTCAACCAGGGCGTTGCTCCTATCCTTTCATTCACACTTCCAATTCCAGACACAGAGGTGTCAGAGGTTTGGGCGAACTTCTTAGTTCAGGACTACATGGGTATCCAGTGGCCTGTTACACAGTTCTCTTATGACTTCTCAACATACTTCCGTGGCACATTCTTCTGTTCTGCTCCAGCATGGAACGGCGCAGTTTCAGGAATTGTAAACGCGTAGTTAAAAACTGAATAAAGAAGGGAAGGGTGCGTAATTAAAACTGCGCACCCTTCTCTTATTCAAACTAGAAAGGCAAACAAATGGGAAGATGGGTAGCACCAGATAAGGGTGTAAGAGAAACTGTTATAGGCAACAGAACTTACCGCCCAGATAATAAAGGAATTTATACGGTGGAAAATGCCGCCGCACAAAAAGCATTAAAGGCTGAAGGCTTTTTTGAAGCATCACTTATGGGTCCTACAACTGACGGCACTAAAGGCTTTACTTGCGTAGAATGTGGCTTTGGTAGTTGGTTTGCAAAGTGTTCTAAGTGTGGACATAACAACGCAAAAGACACCCCAACAGACGGGAATTCATAATGGCAGTGGGCGTAACAGCACAACGCGGCGTTAATGAGAACGCTTATTTAACCCTTGCGGAATACAAAAACGCGCCCACATCTATTGATAGCAACAACCTTGTAGTAGGCGGCAACCAGGAAGCGCAAGATGCGGAACTAAACCGTGTCATTTTGCGGGCTACTTCTTACCTAAATGAGTATCTAAACCAGGATCTAACGGCTGATCAATACACAGAAACACAGCGCGTACGCGTAAACGGCATGGGATATGTGGCATTACACCCTAGTCAAAACCCCATTATTTCTTTATCCAGTTTTGAATACGGATCTGCGCCTAACGGTTTAGTGGCTATTCCAGATCCTTCACAGTGCTGGTTTGAAAATCAAGAAATTATTATTCCGCTTGCAAACATGGCTTCTTCCTGGTCAGGGCAAGGACCGCTTGCGTTTGGTCCAAACATGGGTCCAAATGTCACCATGTTTGCCAAATACACATACATAGCAGGCTTTGTAAACACGCTTTGCACAGGAACAGCCGCCGCATCTACATTGGTAGTAACTAACGCGGCTGGAATTCTCCCAGGTGAGTCCTACCGTATTTATGACGGTTCTAAATCTGAAAGCGTAACTGTTTCTGACTCTTATACATACGGCAGTTTGACCGTAACTCTTACTGCGCCATTGGTTTACAGCCATGCGGCAGTCTGCTTTAGCGGTATGCCTAACGCGATCAAGCAAGCAACCATTCTTACTACTACCGCTTTCATTAAGATGCGCGGTGATAGTTCTATGACTATGAACCTAACAACACAGCCAACAGCCAACATTGCAAACCAAAGCCGTTATTCAGGTGAAATTGCAATGGCGCTAGACATGGTAAGCAAATACCGCAGGGTGCGCTAATGTCAGCAGGTCGCGTAGGAGCCAGAGCCACTTTAGCGGCGTTTATTTCAAACCCGCCAATAGAAAATCTAAACCAGGTTTTTACTTCCTTTCCAAAGCGCATCAACTTTCAAGTAAACGCTGGTCCAGGACAAATGACCCGTTCCGCAGTTGTTGTTTTTATTGCGGCTGAAAGGGAAAACCGTTTAGCAATCGGCGGTGCAACTAACGGTTGGAAGCGTGTTGATTACACCGTAATTCTTCAGATCTATACCCATAGCCTTCACCCAAACTCTGAAAGTGCAATGGCAGATTTTGATACCCTTATAGACAATATCAAAGACAGGTTGCGTTCAGATCACAATTTTGGTGATGAAAATGGAACCCTGGTATGGCAAGGAGCAGAACCCGCTATAAATGCGCGTTACGGTGAACCCGCAACAATCGCAGAAGGCGCTACTGAAATCTACGCTGAACTAGAATTTGATATAACACAGATGATCCAGGCATAGGAGCAAGCATGAAACTGAAATACAATGGAACAGATCAACGCGTGTTCCCTAGCATTGGGATCACATTAAATCCTGGTGATGAATTTGATGCACCAGAAGGGTTTAATCACCCAGACTGCACACCAGCAGGCGCAAAAGCGTTTACAGCATCAGCACCAAAAGAAGAACCAACAACTACTAAATTGTCTGCCGCGCCAGACTTGAAAGCAGGAGAGTGATTAAATGGCACTACAACAGTCCGTCAGATCCTATTTAGGTATTGCTAAGGAAGCAACAAAGGGAACTATTGTTGCTCCAACAGATTTTATTCCAGTTGCAAAAGACTCATTGAAACCAGTAGATCTTGTAGATCCACTCTTTGATACAGGTTTGCGTGGCTCAAATGTTGTGAACTACAACTACATTCCAGGGCGTAAGCACAGCACAGTGGACTACGGCGGCGCTGTATTTGCTGACACAGTTGGCTATGCAATCGCAGGCTTACTAGGAACTGTTGCAACAACAGGCGTTTCAGCACCTTACACACACACAATTTCTTTGAAGAACAGCCTTACATCAGGCGCAGATGATCAGCCAATTTCATACACATTGACTGACTTCTATGCGGCAGATGTACGCTCATATCCAGGTTGCCAGTTCTCAGACTTCTCATTGAAGTTTAACGCTGACGGAATGTTGGAATATGACACAAAAACCACAGGCTTCCCATCTTCAACAGTTTCAGATCCAACACCTACATTCTCAACAGTTCTTCCAACACCAGTTTGGCGTGGAACTGTAAGCATTGGTGGAACAGCAGTTTCAAACGCTATGAACGGCAACATTGACATGAAGCGCAATGTAACCCCTGTTTATGGCATTGCTTCAACACAAAGCCCATATCAGGTATTTTTGGGTCCTATTGAAGTAACTGGCAAAATCACATTTATGATGGAAAATGATGATCAACTTACAAACTTCCTATCTAACACACAGCCAGCAGTAGTTCTTAACTGGGCATACGGTTCAGGATCAACAGAACTTCAGGTTCAGGCAACAATTACTAAGGGTGCTTACACAGCCGCAGTAATTGAGCGTGGAGATGACTTTGTAACCGTGTCCATTGAGTTGAACGGTCAGGGTAACACCACAGATGTTGGCTCAACAGGTGGTTATGCACCTATCAAGTGGGTACTAAAGAACGCTAAGGCTTCTGGTACATACGCTTAATTAAGTCCAGAACGGGCGGTGGGTTAGATCGCGTACGCCTTCCCGCGATCCCCCCGCCCGTTCCTTTTTTTGTTATGATGGTTGGAAGGCAAACTACTAGGGGGCAAAATGTCTAAGAAAGTTACACTGCCGTCAGGCGCAACAGTTACATTCAAGGATCCAGCAACACTGCGCGTTAAAGATCGCAAGCGTGTATTGAAATCAGCAGATATTGAAGGTGGAGATTTGTCACGCGCACTTGCTTTAGGTGATGCGCTTATTGCAATGCTTATTGAAGATTGGTCATTTGATCTAATCATTCCTTCTGTTAAGTTGGAAAGCCTAGATGAAATGACAATGCAAGATTATGATGCTTTGGTTGAAGCAACTAAAGATGCCCAAAGTTATCTGTTCCCCACATTGGCGGCAACAGAAGCAAATGAGGCAGACCCAAAAGCGATTACAGAGGACTCCAAAGGCTAAAGTGGCTTTTGGAAGGTGGTGAACGCCATGAAGCGTTTAACTACCCTGATGAACAATGGTATTACTACCAAATGGCAGAACGCTTTGGGTGGACTCCAGACCAGGTAGATAATCTTCCAGCAAGTACGGCAGATTGGTTGATAGCGATTGCTACAACCGTGGACACGGTAAAGGCAGAACGGCAGGCGCACTAATGGCTGGTGCAATAGTTATACGCAATCTTGCTGATGTTATGGCTGGCTTTGACGGGTTAGAAAATAAGGCTGATTTTGCGGCTAAATATGCAATCAGCATGGCTGGCATGGAAGTAGAACGGCAAGCCAAAAAGAACGCCAATACTGGAACTCACAAAAAAGGAACGCCTAGAATTCCTGGCGGCATTGGTCCAAATGTGATCACAGGTAATTTGCGGCGTTCTATTTTTTCTACAACACGCGTTGGCTTTGGAAGTTACATTGCTGAAATCGGTGCATCTATGGAATACGCCCGCCAGGTTGAACTAGGCGGTGGATCATGGAAATCTGGCGTAAAATATCCTTACATTGGTCCTGCGGTGGATACACTTAAAGACAATGGCAGATTACAAAGAACATTTACTATGGCATTTGCTTCCATGATGAGGGGATAGGTACATGGCTTCATCAGGTATCCCACCAGTCTATGTGCAACTTATCGCAGATGTGGACCAACTTAAAAAGGGTCTAGCCCAGGCTCAGGACTCTCTTAAAAATTTAGATAGCACTGTTAAAAAATCATCAAGCACTATGGATAGCATGGTAGCCAATCTAAAAAAGGTTGGCGCTACCGTTGGTGTGGCATTTGCAGGTCAGCAGATCGTATCTTTTGCTAAAGACACCATCATGGCGGCTTCTAATATGGCTGAGTCCATGTCTAAAATTGAAGTTGTTTTTGGTGAAGGTGCTAGTGCTGTAAAAAAGTGGGGTCAAAGTGCCGCAGACAATATGGGTATTTCCAATCAAGCGGCGATTGAAGCGGCTGGAACATACGGCAACCTGTTTCAAGCATTTGGTTTGGGTCAGGGGGCATCACAAGAAATGTCCACCAGTCTTGTTCAGTTGGCTTCAGACATGGCTTCTTTCAACAATACTTCTGTTGATGATGCCATTCTTGCTTTGCGTTCTGGTCTTTCAGGAGAAACGGAACCGCTAAAGAAATTTGGTGTGGCACTTTCTGAAGTGCGCTTAAAGACTGAAGCAATGGCTATGGGTCTGATTAAATCTACAAGTGAAGCCCTAACACCTGCGGCTAAGGCTCAGGCTTCTTATTCTTTGATCTTAAAAGATACAAAACTAGCCCAGGGTGACTACGCCCGTACTGCTGACGGTACTGCTAACACAATGAAAACGCTTGCGGCTAAATTTCAAGATGCAAAAGTGGCTTTAGGTGAAGCGCTTATGCCTGCATTTAGAGGTTTACTTGCATTACTTAAATTGATTATTCCTATTCTCACATCAGTTGGTAAGTTTTTCAAAGACAATAAAGATGCAATTAAAGTATTTGGTATTTATGTGATTGCTTTAACTACTGCATTTTACGCATATAGAACTGCTTTGATTGTTACTAAAACAGCACAACAAGCGTATGTAGTTGTAACTACGCTTATGAAAGGCGCAACGCTTACATCAATAGCATCTACTAATGCGCTTGCCGCATCTATGCTTAGGCTTAATGCGGTTATGAGAGCA